ACTTATAATGAATTTAGAAACCCTTAAAGATAACATTAAAAAAGATTCTTTAATAGACTCTACAGAGTTAGGTAAAGAAGCTATAAGGACTCCTGCTATACATGGTAAGTACTTGAATATACACGCAGACCTTAAGATAGAACTTCAAAAATTAAATAATGCATTCTTGATCATGCGATTAAGAAAATGGAAAATTTATACTGGTCACGCAACGCAAGACGAGTTGGTTGAATGGGGTGAAGATCCATTTCAAATGAAATTATTAAAAACTGATCTAGATAAATTTCTAGAGGCAGATCCTATATTATTAAAAATTGTAACTGATTTAAATATTCTTGAAATCAAAGTTAAGATGGTAGAAGATTTTTTAAAGGTTTTAACTAATAGAAATTTCTCTATTAAGTCTGCTATCGATTGGAATAAGCTTGTTAACGGTATCTCGTGATGACATAAATAATTGTAGTGTATACTATAATTGCATCAGCGGAAGACCATACAAAATATAAAATTGATTGCGAAGATTCTGTAAAAAGAGAACTTCGTTCTTATTTTTCATTTAAAGTTCCTGGTGCAGAATACATGCCCCTATACAAATCTCGTATATGGGATGGTAAAATTAAATTATATGAGATCAATAGTTCAACTCTTCCATGTGGACTCAAGACATATCTTAAACGATTCTGTGATGAACGACACTATAATGTTATTTTTGATGATAAAGATGTAGATCCAATAGATATTAATTCTGAATCATTTGATGAATTTTATAAAACTTTAAATGTCACTGTTAAAAAAGAACCTGTAATTCCACATCCCCACCAAAAAAATGCTGTCATACATGCATTAACAAATGCCCGATCTGTTGTCGTATCGCCAACAGGTAGTGGTAAGTCGCTTATTATTTATCTAATAATTCGATACTTATTACGGTACTGCCTAAAGGCTCCCAAGAAAATTTTATTATTAGTCCCCACTGTTGGGTTAGTACAGCAGATGGAAGCAGACTTCTTTGATTATTCAAAAAACGATAAATCTTGGTCTGTAACAAAATTTGTACATAAAATCAGTGCTGGCAAAGAAAAATTAACAGATAAGCCAGTTGTCGTATCTACATGGCAGTCTGTGTACAAACTTCCTAAAGAATGGTTCGATCAATTCGAGGCTGTCATTTTTGATGAGTGTCATCTTGTAAAAGCAGACTCTTTGGTCAATATTGGTAAAAAACTGACAAAGGCTTGGTTTAGGCTCGGGACTACAGGTACGCTGGATCAGACCTTGGCGCATAAACTCTCAATAGAGGGCACGCTAGGGCCATCTGTACAGTTTATAACAACAAGGGGGCTAATCAGTAAAGGAGTACTGGCAAAGCTTGGGATAGACTGTATTGTTTTGGATTATGATGACCAAACGCGACATAGAGTAAAAAAATTAAAATATCAAGACGAAATGGCTTATTTGGTTGAAAATTCAAAACGCAATGATTTTATTGTAAAATTGTGTGGAGAAACCCAAGGTAATACACTCGTTCTTTTTAACTATGTCGAAAAACATGGTAAACCACTTTATGAGTTGATCCAAAAACAATACCCAGAAAAGAAAGTATACTTTATTTCAGGTAAAGTTGATGCAGAAAATAGAGAATTTATTCGAAAGATAATAGACAAAGAAAAAAATGCTATTCTAGTTGCCTCTTTTGGTACTACAAGCACAGGTATTAATATCGTACATCTCGACAATATTATCTTTGCATCTCCTACAAAATCAGTAATACGCTTATTACAAAGTATTGGGCGCGGATTGAGAACATCTGCAATCAAACAAACACTCAAGGTGTTTGATATTGTTGATGATATGTCATGGAAAAGTTATAAAAATCATGTGCTGAAACATTTTGAACAACGCATTAAAATATACAAAAAAGAAAAGTTTGATCATAAAGTTTTTAAGATCAAAATATAAAACTTCTTTTGGATAAATAGTATTGAGGAGGAAGCATGGAAGAACAAGATCCTAAAGCTTCATCGTCTATAAAAGTTATTAAACTCTCTAGTGGTGAAGAGTTGATATCAATGGTGGATGAATCACCAGACGAAGTCGTTCTCTCAAACCCGGCTAAGATTGTCTTTTATACAACATCAACTCCAGATGGTGAGGTAATTGAATGTTTGCGTGTTACTTCTTACTTGGCTAACATCAAAGAAACTTCTATTACGATTTTAATGAAACATGTTATATATCTGGCAGAACCATCTGAAGATATTCTCAATATGTACAATTCATATTTGGAATTTATGAATGGTTTAAAAGATGATGTTATATTAGCAGAAATAGAACCAGATCATGACAACATGGATGTTGCATGGGCATTATTTTCTGATCCACAATTTATTGATTTTGTACAAGAAATTTATGAAGAACATCTTCAAGATTCAGAAATTGACGAAGAAGAAGATAGAGAAGAACCATCTGAAGAATTGTTTGATTCATTAAATGCTGAATGGGAAAAAGCAATTAATGAAAATAGAAAGAAAAGAAAATACAAGAAGGAAGATTTAAAACTACCTTATATTCCTGACAACGAAGCATCAGATCCACAGAGTTGGTCTGATAATCCAGAAGACTATCTAACATGACAAACATCAATCCTTTATTATCAAATTGTTACAAATTTATTATATCCAGAGGAGATAGTAATCTTGAATTGTTTGGTCAAACAGTTGCATTACCCGGTATTCAATTAAGTGTAAGCCCACAGCCAACTACTCTGGGTGTTCAGATTCCGGTTGCTACAAATACATTTACATTTGAATCACTTGTTCTCGAATTTATCGTAGATGAAAATATTGAAAACTGGAAAAGCATATATGATTGGATGTCATCTATCGGTAATATTTCTAACGATACAGATAATGAAATGTATAGGACCTGGGCAACAACTGCATATCTACAAGTTCTTGGATCTAATTATTATCCAATCAACAAAACTGCAGTGTTTCATTATGTGATTCCAACTGCTTTGAGTGCTCTTACTTTTAGATCTGATCTTGGTGATAGCACCCCGATGAAAGCAAGAGTTACATTTGCCTATTCATATTACGATTTTGATTAATTTTTAAAAACATACAAACCAATGAAAAACCCTCGGGTGTTTAGCCCGAGGGTTTTTGTTTATAAACTCTATCCTACGTATTAACTACCGTAGGTGTTACCATGCAGACCATTGACGCGGGTGAGACGGTAGTACTGATTAGCACCAGATTGGTTAGAGAAATCTGAACCATATGGAGTACCATCTGACTTAAGAACGTATGGGTTAGCAACCATACCGTAACGTGTCTTAAACGCGATACGAGGTTGGAAAGTACCAGGATCAATAGCTCTCATCATTTGGAGTGGAACGTATGGGCAGTAGAATACACCTGCATCATACGGAGACTCGCCCTTATAACCAACGCAGAAGAAGTTTACGCCAAGCAGTGAATACGGATCAATGTAAACTTTCAGCTTACCGTTAAGTAGACCAGCAAAAGTACTGCCGGTATCATCAACTGCGAGTTGGGTATTAATGGCTGGTGAGAGATTCAAGAAGCCTGACATAGCAAGTGCACTGGCGACATCGGAAGATACGATGACGAAGTTACCCTTACCACGACGGGTTTCCTTGGCGATGGCATTGCATTCACGTTCAATCTGGAAGACCAGACCACGGAAACGTTCAGCAGACCAACGACCATCTGAATCTAGATCCAGATTGTAGGTACCAGCAGCAGTAATATCACTTTGTTGTGTACCAGGCTTTGCAACCCAGTAGATGGAACGGACGATTTCGCGATTAATTTCAGCAAGAATTTCAGTGCTGAGAAGATTTGCGAGTTCGGCTTCAGCGTCAAGACCGTGAACAGCCTTAAGATCTTGTGCCAATTCGACTGTGTACCCTGCACTCAGTGCACGGCTACCGGCTGCTACAGCAACACGGTCAATCGTAAAGGACATTTTATTCATGACGTTTGGTGCTGTAGATGCTGCACCATAATCTAGACCTTCGCCTGATGAAGTTAACATTGCTCTCATTGAGTCAAAGTTAACTTGATTTTTTGCATTTTGGAAGTTAAGAGCACCAACTTGCGCTGCAGTTCCTGTTGGGTTGACACCAGCAGTAGTAATACCACCTGCTGCAGTGAAGCCACCAGACGGACCAGAAATACCAGAGAAACGAGGATCTGGTTCCTGGAATTGAGCTTCATTGTTTAAGTTGGTAGCTACAGCTGTACTGTCACCATACTTGGCACGCATCGCAAAGATGAGTCCAGTTGGGGCGGTCATTGGTTGTACGCCGCAAATGTCATATGCCATCAAATTCGGCATAGCACGACGAACAAGACTGATAAGAATTGGATCGTAACCACGGACACCGCCTTGGGCGGTAGCAGAGACTACACCACCAATATCATTTCCTGTTGATACTTCAGTTAGATATTGGTCACGCATATTCTGCTCTTGATTCTCAAGTAGAACTGCAGTAACTTTAGTTTTCCATTCATTGCCAATCGAAGGAAGTGCCTCGTGCTTAAGCACGGGATTCCATTTTTCAGTTAAAATATCATACGGGGTTTCATCTCGGTAACTCATTTTATTAGTATCTCCTGTGGATTAAAATTATTTAGTAAATTTAAAGTTTCTTAGCCAAACGGTCTAAGGTGTGAGTATAATTCTCGATTAGAGTGGTTGGTGTACTCGCAGCCTTGCTAAATGTCATTTCCGGAATATACTGTTCTGGAATGGCAACTCTACTGCCAAGGTAGTGATCCTTGAGGGTAAAGAGTTTAGTTTTATATTCTTCTAGGGTGCTAAACTCAATATTTTCAATGAGTGAAGCAAGTTTTTCAATCTGAGTGTCAGCAAGATCCTTGGTTTCATTTACAAAGATACCAGCGCATTCAGAGATAAGAAGTTGTTTCTTGAGAGCAATGTTCTCATTCAGAACATGGTTGAGGTCGCCTTGAAGGTTTGAGGTCTGTTCATAGAGACCATCAATTACATTGTACTTCTCGGCAGGAACATCAACATAATGCATTTCAAAGAGTTTCTTGAGACCCAAGATGAAGTTCTCAGCCAAGGTAGATTTGATACCACCTTCAACGGCTAATTGGTTATCTTGCATCCACTCTTCGACTACGTAATCTAGATAGTCATCAATTTTTTCGGTAAGGTTAACGGTGATTTCACCAAGCTTAGATTCAAAGTTTTCTTGAAGAGCTGGTGCAATCTCGTTAGCAATAGCCTTTAATTTTTGGTCAACTGCTGACTCAAAAATTGTCTTGGCTTGGATGAAGAAGTTTTCAGATACATTTACTTCGGCCAAAAGTGAACGGAGGCTATTCTCAAAATCAATTGCCTCTTGCATCTCTTCTTCGTCTTCTTCTTCTGTTGCGTATTGATCGTTATTTACATCTGCCTGTGGACTACGGGAAGCCTGATTCATTTGTGCAATCCCCATTGGGGCAACAGGTTGTGCAATAAAACTAGTAGCGCCATTGGAGGCATAGCCACCTTTACCATTTGCATCATAGGTAAAGTCTTGTTGTGCACCTACGTTTTCCTTGATAATGCTCATTAAATAGTCGTTATTTGATTGTTTGCTCATGTTGATCCTTTATACCTTATTATTTAGTTAATTGTGTGAGTTCAGTATTTTTCAATACTTTATGATTATTTCTTTGTTGGTTTAAAATAGTCAGCAATAGTTTGTGCTATTGAAGCTTTTGGTGCCAGAGGAATAGTTGCTTGACCAAGATTTTTATAAAAATTACTAACGTTTGACATACTTCTAACACCCTCTTGTTGAGCGTTTCTATTGGCTATGGCTAAATCAACCATACCTATAGCACGATCTGTAGCAAGTTCAAGAGTATTTGCTGCAATTCTTGCTGAACCTGCACCTGGTAGTCCTTTACCCATATTTAATGTTGCATCTATAGTCATTTGCCCAGCTTCTGCTGCTACTTGCCCTACTTTATTATTCTTTCCCAATACATTGGGGTCTACGCCTGGATAAATTTTCTTGTTTCCTTTTGATGTAGCCGAACCAGACTTTGGTGTACTAGGCTTTTTTTTGAATAATTCTGAGACTGATGGTGATGGACCAACAGGTGTAGACGAACCACCAAAGCCTGATGCTTCAGAAATATAAAACAAAAGTTTTAAAGATGAATTTCTCATATACTTTTTAAGAACTTCTTGAATACATGAATCATATTCTTTTCAAGATTTCGGCTTGAACTTTTCTTGATTATCTGATGGTAGGACTCGATAACTTGTGGTTGAAGAATACCGTTTTCCCAGACCCATTCTTTGCCTTCCATGATTCCGTTTACAAAAGCATTTGGGGCAGAAGGATCAGCAACGATATCAATCGCTGCTAACATGAAATCTTCTTGAACTTCTTGGTATCCACCACGTGATTTTAGCGAACCCATACCACGGCTAGATACACCAAGTTTAGCTCCTTCTGCGATTAGATTTTTAACAATATCACCCATTGGAGTTTTAAGAACCTTTGCACGACCAATGATATCTCTACCAGATTCATTGAGTGATTTGATCATGTGTGATACGCGATCAAGATTTACCGTTGGACCAGTTGGGTGGTTTAATTCACCTAATGCACGACCCTTATCGACATATTCACGCATATATCGACGGCACTCTTTGATTAAAGTTGGAGTAGGATATACGCGACCATTGCGGTTCTGTACTTCACTTTGAAGAAATACTCCTTCAATGTAATAATCCTTACCACCGTCTTTATTGCTTTCTTCAATGTATTTTACATCTTCTACTAATTCGGTGATAAGTTTCATGTTTAGTACGCTCCGTAACTACGAGCTTGGTTGTCACTCGGAAAATCTATTGGCATTTCTTCGCCTTCTTCAGTATCTTCTTCTTCAGTATCTTCTTCTGTTTCTTCTTCGCCTTCTTCTTCGCCCTCTAGTTCTTCTTCATTCTCATCTGCTTCAGAAAGGGTGAACATGGTCTTAGAAACATCTTGATACTCTTCTTCAAGACGAACAGATAGTTTTTCAAGTAAAACTTGATTAACTATTTGACGAAAATCTACTGCGTTTTCGTTAACGATTGATTCGATCAGGGCTAGTTTGTCGGTCATTTTGTGAGTCCTTTTACTTTTTTAGCAAATTCCAAAGTTTGTTTAAAGTGCTGCTGATTCTCAAATAAATTTTTTGCCATAAGTTTTTGATTGTCTTGGCTGAGTTGGTCAAAAAGCATTTTAATTGGTTTAATATCATTTTCAGAAATATTTAGAATAGATGCATTTTTAAATTGCATTTTTATATTTTTTTGTGCTTCTGTGTGGGTAATAGTTTCTATCAATTGCTTAATGTCATCGTTGACATCTACAGTCTTATCTACGGGTTCTCTGACAATAGATTCAAAAATTTTGATAGATAAATTCTTACAAATTTCTTGTTTTCTGGTTTCTAATTCTTGCATGAGACCTTCAGCAAACAGATCTTCATTTCCTTCCGAAAGCTCACTGATAAGTTTTTGAATTCTTAGTGGGCTCATCATGTGGCGGCTGCTTCCTCTGGTGGGACTCCTGCTGCTTGTTGTTGAGCAGCAAGAACAGCTTGTTCAGCCTGTAGTCTCATGTTATCTTCTTGGATCTCCATATCCATAAACTTAATCTGTTCATCTGTAAGATGTAAAACATGTTTCTTGATATAGTTACTTGAGATATATTTTCCAACATAACTTTCGGCTATAGAAACCATTTTTAATCTTTCAGAAAGAATTTCAGCTTCTTTCAGATCCCAGAAATAATTGTCAGTATTAAATTCAAATTGGAAATAATACTTTACTGAATTCCAATCTTCTTCTGTCAATGTTCCAGTCAGCAATAGTTCAACACGTAATGTATGTAAAAAGATTTGACTAAACTGATGTCTGAGACGCTCAATAAACTTATAGAATTTAAGTTCTTCTCTTGAGATCTCAGAAGACCTGCCCATATTAAAACCACTACTAGCATCAAGTCTACTACTCGGAACATTTAGTGCCGCGAACAACTTCTTTTTGAAGTAGTCAACGTCTTCGATTTGCGACATGGCTTGTCCGCCTGGCAACACTTGGATTTCTGTTCCTTTGGAGCCTTCTCGACGTGGAATCCAATAATCTTCAAGAACCGATAGAAAATTTTTATCATCTTTAATTTCTCCTGTACCCTGGTTATATACAATCTTGTTTCTGAATCGTGACATCATATCACGAAGATATTGTTCAGCTTTTTGTTTAGGTAACTGACCAACATCGACGTAAAATGCTCTACGTTCAGGTGCACGAGCAACACGATATACCATCAAGGCATCTTCAAGTTGTCGAAGCATATTCACTGGACGAATGGCTTTGTGTAGATATCCAATTACACGTTTAGTGTTTAAATCAACCATTCCGGAGTGAACATATGAAATGGCATCTTTGGAAATTTTAATTCCTTGATTTGGGGTTGTGATGTACGAATCTTTATCTGTATTGGAATATAGATAAAACTCTTCAATATTTTTAATTAAAGCAACAGTACCAGCAGCCACATTTGCTGCTTCTTTTTCTATATTTTTAATTTTCTTAGTTTTTAATGGATCCAAAGGAATTAATTCCTTGATACCTTCTTTTGGATTCTTTTCGTCAATAATAATATAATAAAATAATTTACCATCGACATACCAACGTCTAAAAACTTCATACGCTTTAGCATTAAAATCAAGCATCTTTAGAATGCGATCAAAGCTATTATGTATTTTACGTTTTACTTGATCTGATAACGGAACAGTCGTAAGATCCAATTTAATAGGTTTACGATCTGTACCCCAGACAATAGATGCGTTTACAATCTCATCAACAGCCGCATCTACCTCTGGGTAGAGTGACATATTTCTGTATTGAACGATATTTGCATTTTCGTCTTTAAGAGTTGTAGAATAATCAATGTATGTACCGAATACACCACCGGCTTCTACTGCTACAGTACCATCAAAGTCTTCTGTAGCAACTAATCGCTTCGGTCCTACCATTACATCTGGGGACTCTTCCGGGCGTTTCTTTCCAAATTCAAATCCAAAAAATTCTATAGCCATGTTGATCTTTCACAATATTTAGGTACAATTAAATCAAGATTTATTTTTATGCTTGGGTATCAGCACCAGTAATTACAATATCATCATATAACATAACAACTGAAAAAGTATTCAAAAAATTTCTATTTGCCATATTATGATCAATGGCACTAACAGTTTTTGGCCAGCAACCATTCATAGTAAAGGTTTTTATGGTGTCACCATTTAAATCTAAATGTTCAATTTTCCAGGTTCGCTTATAATTGTTTGAATTTAATGTACTGTCTGGAGTATTATCTTTATGATTATTAATTCTATTACTCCAATTTGAAAAATCAGCCCATAAATTAGAAGGTGTAGTACTATTAGTACCTACACTAGTAGATCCATTTAAATCATCATATATGGATATTTGCCATGGTGCATATTGTCTATCACCAGGAATATGTACTTTTCTACCATAACCATGTAATTCTAATGTTATGTTTGTAATAGGTGGAATAAAAGTAGATCTTATATGAAATGGTTTAGGAGTCACTGATGTGCTTGTTGTAGAAAACGCAATACCACCGCTAACAAGAAAACGGTTTGCACGTGTACCACCAGAAAAAGAATTTTTAAATGTTGATAGATTCATACTTAAATACCGTTTACGATCTCATAATAGTCATAAGTAAATGTGACACTAAAGGATACTAAACTACCACCTTCACCCATATCTAAACCAATCTGGCCTACTTCTGAAGGCCATGCATTTTTTAATGTTATTGTTCGAAATATTGAATGCCCTGTGTCAGTACCGCCACCGCCACTAGGATCACTTAATTGATTAAACGTAATATCACATAAATTAATACCTGCTGCATATGTTGAGTCAGCAACAGTATTTGTTGTGTGTGAACTTAATAAATCAGCCCATTGGTGAAATGCTGTCCACGATTCATTATTTCCCGTATCATCAATAAAGGTAACAGTCCATGGTTTATAGTCTCGGTCACCAGCATAATGTGCTACACGCCCACGGTATGGTATTGAAATACTACCCAATTCTGCTTCTGGTAATTTTGTTGCAGTTGCATGATAAATTGAAGTAGTAGGTTGGGAAGTAACATTTGCAGGCCAATTAATATCAACATTGAATCTATTAGCACGAGTTCCGCCTTTAAACCCATCTTTGAATTCTGAAATTGTTTGATTAGCCATTTAAGAACCTTTAATTTATTGAGCTATAACGGTTACAGTATATCCAGAAAGCAGAGTATTTTGCGCTGTTGTTCCAAAAGATGCTTGTATTGGAAAGAAAGTTATAGTTGCAGATACAGTTGCAGCTGTTAGGTATTCAATAACTACAATAGTACCTGGGTTAAGTGATGCATTTAATCCAGAATTAGCAACGATTTCACTTTGTATCTCATTTTCTAAAATATTTCTATTACTTGGGTTATTTACTTTACCAGCAGTAATAGCTCTGTTCAAAATAATTGTTGCTATCTCAGTAATTACCCGTTTCATGGATGTAACACCAATTCTATCATTAATATCAATTGAAAGATATGGGGATGTAGCGCCAATTAAATCTGTAGCTAATACTAAACCATTACTCGAACTAACATAATAATTAATACGTCTACTCTGTAAAGTTTTAGCAGAGTTACTAAAACTAGCTGGAGTAGGTGTTATACTATCACAATTTAAAGGTGTAGAATACGGAAAACCTACAGCTGATTTATAAAGATCATTATTTGATTTAGCTCGCTGTAAAGCACCTGCAACATCAGCAATTAATGGAATTTCTAAAACAAGCCTTCCAGTTGTAGGATTACCAAAATTAGGAGACTTAATTACTCTTTGTTTCTTTCCAATAACACATAATAATCTATTAAGATATGGATCTTCTATTAAGGTATAAGCAGTTAATCCAGCTGTATTGGGTACATTCTGGTATAGTGATGGTTTTCCATCAAATCCAGGATAACGATGAATATCTGAAAAATCATTAGAACTTGTATTTTGCGAAAGACAGAAAGCAGCTCCAGATAATCCTGCATGAATAATATAAGCGGCCTTAGTATTCGTGGGGGCATCGTCATCTAAAGTACTATTAACAATATTATTACGCTTAATAGTTTCTGTATAGATACTGTTTAACCACTGGGCAGTAAGTCCATGACAATAATTAAATGTATTACCTGATGCATATGAAGCTTCGCTTCCTCCATATATTAAACGACTCTCAGATGATGCTAAAGTAATACCTTGTCCATCAATATATGTACTCATATCTAAAGTCATAAAAGCATCGGCTCTAGTTGACCAGGCGTATGAATTGACTTGCCCCGGATTTCCAAGCCAATTAGCCATAGGTTGATAATTACCATTAACGACAACAGTTGCTCCATATGCAAGAGCTGTCAGTACAGTATAAAACTCAATACCAGTTCTACTCAAAACATGTTCTTGATTAGGTTGATCATAAACAACAAACGCACCAGTTATTCCGTTTCCGGTAACATCTGGTTGTTCGCCACTATTATAAAGTCTCGTAGGTAATACTCCACCAGAATTTCCTGTATACGAACCAGGAAACATAATATCTTTTAAAAAATTAAATGAATTTGTATTCGCGAAGTTACCACCTGGTCCCGTTGGCACTCCGTCAGGGCCTAGATCAGTATATGATGCTTCAGGAATATATTGTCGAATAATATCATTAATATTATTGTGAATGTTATTCATCACACTTATAAAACTGTTTGGACTGTCAAATACATAAGACCCACTCGTATTGTCGGGCCCTATCTTATATTCACCTGTAATCTTCTCCGTCCATATATTTCCTGCATTCTGTGTAGCTTTTAGGATTCCAAATAAACCAGATGCTGTTATACCTTTCTGATTTAGAGTATTAATACTAGTAAAATTTCCTGCAGAAATTAATACTACAGCATTTCTTAAGAAGTCAGGATTACGCTGATCGCTCTCCCATTTTCCTCCATCCTGATTAGTATCTAAAAAATCTGAAAAGGGGTTAATTGGTGTTGGATTAATTATTTCTGGTGCAAATCCCATATTGTTCCTCGTTATTATTTATATACTATTTTTTATGACGGAAACCAAACAAAATTTCCATCTGACCAGCCGTCTTTTGTAACTTCATCTGGATCTCGTTCATCTGCACTCATCATAAACAATGTATTGTCATCTTCCGGGTTTGTTTCATTCTGAGAATATTTGTTCTTGGCAGTCTCAATTAAGTCAGCAAAATACTCTTGGCGAGTTAACCATGAATAAAACACTAAGCACATAACTAAATCATCACTATGGTTATCTTCTGCCCGAAAACTGTTTGCTTTTGATACAAACGACATAAGTTCTTTCATGATTCGTTCGTCGTTTAAATAAATTTTGTCTTCTTCTACTAAACGTTTAAGTACCGCACAACCAATTTTTTTAGTCTGAGTAGTCGTTCTAAGACCGAATTCAGCCCTACCCCGAGCAAAACCCTGAGATAATACCTGACCCTTCATTCCTTTATTTTGAGTCATCAGCAAATTTTCATAGCCTAGATCGTTATAAAGTATTGATGCAACCTGTCCACCAACGTCATTTACCTCAATAAGCACATAAGCTTCATTATATTTTTCGGCTACTACTTTAATTGTAGTTGGAAAAGAGAACGGGCTGATTGTGTTGTTTTGAAAGCTCGCAACAACTTTATAGGGTGATTGACTTCCTTCGATAACAATAAAGGCAGAATAGTCTTTACCCTGTCCACGAGAAACGTCTGCCATGATAAAATAAATACCGTTTGGATCCGGTTGTTCAAAGATTCTTAAACCTTCTGGAGTTTGTTCGATAGGATCATTAGGGGCTAAAATGTTTAGCTTAGATGACGAAACAAGTGTGTTAGATGATCCAATAAATGAACATTCAAATTCTTGATTGAATTGTTCTGCACTGGTATTTGCAATGGTTTCGGTTTTCCATGCATCATCTCTATTCGGACCACCCGGATATAGAGGAACTTGTCTCCAGCTAATTTCTACTGGAACAAATTTATTCTTGAGTGGATGTCCTTCTGGACGAGATGCATTAATCCAAGTATTATGAAAATGGTTTAATCCGTGTGGAGTTGAAACAATTATAATTTTTGAGGTAGTACCAGCCGAAATGGTCGGATACGTAGATGCATAAAACTCTTCTGCAATATTTTGTGGAAGATATGCAAACTCATCTAACAATAGAAAATTATAAGAACCACCACGAATAGCTGAAGCTGAAGTAGCAGCACACATAACTGACGAACCATTTTCAAGGCTTAGTGAAGTTTTGTTCCACTCAAGCACACCTTGTTGTAAGTACTGTGGTAAATTTTCATAAGCTAACTGAAGTCTGTTAAATAATTCAGTTGCAGTTTTTTGTTTATTTGCAAGAATAGCAACTTTCACATCTGGATGAAAGTTTACATAATGGTTGATATAACCAAGTACACAGCTGGACTTACCACTCTGTCGAGGAAATTTTGATACCACAAATCGATTATCGTGAATAGACTGAATAAACTTTTTTTGATAATCATATAAGAGAAAAGGGCTTAAACCTTTATCGAGTGTAACAATCTTAATATGATTTTCAATAAAGTGAATTGGGTCGCGAGCACACTTTACATATTCGTCAAATTGTTCTTTGGTATAATTGACATTTATACCGGGTGCTTTAAGATTCGGGTTTGACCGATATCCTGTTCGGGGTTGACTCATTTATTTCTGCCTCCACATAATCTTTTTCTTTTTTTAATAAGGCTTGCAAATCTTTGGTTGTACCAACAAATATTGAATTATTTGTATTATTTTTTACAGTAACTTTATTTGTTTCTGCAAATTTTGTAGATACGTCCATTAGATTTACATTGATATCAGCTATTGTTTTAATCATCGTCGCAAGAACTTCATAAGCTCTTGGGTTATCAGATTCAATAGCAACTTTCATTATTCCTTCTAAACTAACTGCACCACTAGAAATAAGATTTCTCAGATTCTGTCTGGCAAAATCATAATCTTCACTTGCTGGTCCAGTAGCCCCAGGTTTTACAATTTCTTGTTTGGTAGTTTCGTTTGTGGAGTCTATATGAAAAAACTGTTCTAAATTTTTATTTACATCTTTCATTTTATTCTAACATAGCTTGCACATCAAGATTATAATCTTCAAGAAGCTGAATAGCTTGGTTACCATTAGCTGGACCAAACATATAACCTTTTGCAATTAATCCTATACTAGACATATTTAGGCGGCGACTACCGAAGTCTCCATCGTATCGTTCATTTAAATTTATACCATTCATGATAACCAGTGGAACTGTTGTATCATCTCTATTTGCACCATAGTTAATTTTTAAATTAAATTCTGGATTAAAATATGGAATAATTTGTTCTGAAATTTGTAAAGTATCTGTAATATGTCTTGTGTACATAAACAAATTGAATGTTATATTAATAGGTACTTCAACAAACATCTGTTTGCCTTGATTACCAACAACATCGTATACATCAGTATTTACTTTGTTACGTCTACGGCTTGGATCAATGGCAATCTGATTAACTGCAAAACTCATCTGTGGTAAACGTATCCCCAATTTGGTATCATCAGTAATCGATGATTCTTCTAATAACCGCCGAATAAATTTTTCTTTAGGTGCATAGGTTAAAGGAACACGAATATTTTTGTCAACACCACTTTCTGGATGGGCAACATAGATATTATTGAATAGGGTACCGAAAGCAATAACGACTTTTCGGAGATATGCGCCGTAGTAATATTGAAACATTAATAATTACCTTCCGAGAATGGATCCGTATTGTCAAACGGAACCACATTATTTGCAAATCTTTCTTGTTCAAAATCCTCATTGTTTCCTTTGAGAGTCTTGTTGGTTCCGTAGGACACGTATCTATTAGTATCAGCAATAATGGAGCTAATAGACGCTGTGAGCCCTTGGTAGACTCCAGCTGTATCTCCGAGGGCTCTAAATGTGGAAGCCGTACTGAAGCTTCCGCTGATAATATTGATAAGCACTGGACTATAAGTTTCACCTGCCCAAGATTCAATTTGACCAAATCCACCAGAACCACCAGAAATACCACTTTGTTGCACGTATTGTCCCGGATAGAAAGAAGTAGCACCTATAAGATTGTACACATATAGATTGTAGAAGGTTCTAAAGGCATTATCATAAATTTCATTGATAGCAGTATTTCCTGTGGTAATTTTTTCCATACTGTAACTAAACATTTCACATGTCAATTCATAACTATGAAGTTTGCCTAATGCGTAGAAGGGGTTTTCGTGTTCTACAAAGTTAATTTCAAATATACTTTTGGATAACGGAAAATAAATTAAGTCACCTTCACGTGGACGAATAATTGCAGGTTCTGCTGCACTTACTATGTCCTTAAATCTTTTCTTTGCAATCACTAGAGTAAGCTGATCTTTTACTTCAATACCAAACTGATTAATAATATCAGTTCCTTTGAACCCAGTATTTGTTTTGATGTAGGCTTCAATGGTATAAGATGTAGAAAACGAAGTACCCATATCTTCACCAAAGATTTTATCAATATTTGCATATTGACGTGGAACATATACCACATCTCTTCCGGTACCTTGAATGATTTCGATGGTGATAGATTCCATCAAATCTTGTTGTCCAGTATCGTCTTGAATATATGGGTTGGTAGTCATAGTTTAGCCTATCAGCATATCCGGTGGTGGCTCATACATCTTGGTTATCTTATCTTCAATCTCTTCTATTTCTCGTAGGGCATCAGCCATAAGAGCAGGTGCATTCATTTGTGCACCACCGGGTAAGGGAACACCAGAAAACTTCATAAGATTCTGTGCCCATTGTTTTTTCAATGTAGCTGTATAGTATCGTTTAAAAATACGGTCTTTCCATATTTTGGGATACAGGTTCACGTCAATTGCAACATAGGCTTCAAGCATTATATAACTTCCTACTTTTAGTCTATCTTGTCCAGTATCCAAAAATAGTCTTGATGTTGCTTTTGAGAATGTATATGCAACTGGATATGAAAAATCCATTTCAATGGTTGAAATATAACTTCTTGCCATTTCATAATTGGATAATGCACCATACGATGCTTGTCCTTGGTTAAAGAATATACCAAAGAAGTCCTGCATTGATAGCTGATATCTAAGATCAAAGATATAATCACCAACAGTCGACGTAATAGGATAGACTTTACTGATAGTTAAAATATGATCTGCACTAGGCCAGCCACCGGTGGATCCAAGTGCAGCACTCATACCATCCGTGTCAATATACCGGCGACTTAAATCGGTTGCAGTAATTTTATGAGCAAAAAGAGCTCTATGAACAAAGTCAAAATGCTTTTCCATTAGATAGCTTAAACAGTCATCTAAACGATCATCAGCTTGAGTTGAGCCAATATTAACCGTGACAACTGGTTCGCCCAGGGCTCGTTTACAAAAACCAATAAATTCTTCTTTGTTTGTTGGATCCATTACAAAAATTATTTAGGCTCTTGGGAACTTTTAATTTTAGCCATTTTCTCAAAAACCTCATATTCTGCATTGGATGGGTCTGGACTTGATACAATAATTTTATCAAGTTCTATTATATCATAAAGCTCAATTTGAGATTTTCTATTGTTTTCTTCAATTTCTTTTGGGTTTGCTGGCTCATAATTGGAGAATCCTGGCATCTTTAGTGGACACGAAAGATAGGGGTAATCCAATTTAGAATAAGATTGACCATTAATTAATAATTGAGTATATGTATTATCACCGCACCCACACCCACCACAATAATGTCCACCATGGTTTTTACTTTTAAGTAAATTTGGGCAAGGTGAAATTGTTGAGTTACCAAAACAAGACAATACACGTAATTGTTTTTCCCAAACAAAAGCTTTTTTGTTTGTAAAACCACGTGAAGCCAATGACATAGCCAAAGCAATACATTTATTTAAAAAATTCATTAGACACTTACAAAAGTTATTTCAAAAGAAAAAGGGCACGCTAAAGTTTTGAATAGTGTTTGGTAAGAAGCATTTAAATTTGATGTAACTGTGTATCTACCACCAGCACTTACCACAATACTAAGAGTCGTTACACCAAATAAACTTTTTAAGATATATGCCATACCTTCTTGTGTTCCACGTATTCTGGTATAGACATCATATGTCATATAAAATCTTCTAAAATTAGTAACAAGTTCTGGATAGGTATTAAAATTTAAATTACCAGAAAATACTAAATCTGCATATGCTTGCAAAAATGCATCTGGTACGTAATGAATATCTCTTAAATCTTCGAGATAAAATCCCATACCATAGCCTTCATAATCAAAAAGCCATCTATAGTAATAAGTAAAAAAATCAATTACCGGTGCTGTAGTTGGATCAGACTCATATTGTTTTTGTACCCATGATGGAAATTGATTCTTAATTTGAATCTTATCGCCATCCCATTCTTTTTCTGCAATACCTTGGTCACGCAGCAACTTCAAAGTATTATTGACAATTCTCTGAATACCCGTTTGAATTGAATCTTTTGTAAAACTATAAAATAATGTCATATTATTGTCCGTATGATACTATGATACCAGCAATTTTTCTAACGGCAAGATAATCTGTGATCAATTCACTTTGTAATGCATCTGATAAATTGGGAACATAAAATTTAATCTCCCCCACATCTGGGCTACTGATAACAATATCGGTATATGCTAGTGATAGACCTTTACCAATTAAAAACGAATAAATTGCATCTTTATAATCATATTCTGTTACAATTCTATCTCTTGTATTTACAGCATACTGAGTATAAGTTCTAATATAATCTTTTGTTGTTCCATTTCTTCCACCAGTTGGGTTTGTGTGACTAACTACTGTAACATTGCTGTAGATTTTTGCATTTAAGATTATTGCAGAATCAGTTAAGGTTCCTGAAGACTCTAAAGCGCGACAAATTACTGCGCCCGTAATAACTTCTGCTCCAGAAATATTATTAGTAACATAATAAACACCGGGACCATTTAAAACAGTAAATATTGTAGTTCCAGAATTATTTGAAAATTTATCTACTCTACTCCATGAAACTTCACTACCAGTAGTATCAAAAGAACTAAAAGAAACAGTAGATGGATCATAGGATATAGGAATAGAAATTACCTGTTTTGGTTGGTCATAATTACCAAATTCAGTTATTGTCTTTCCTGCAACTAAAACAACATCAGTTGTATCATCATCAACTGTAACTGGTATGGATGCTATATTATAAAATAAACATGGGGAGCCATTTGCTTGTGTTCCATTAAAAACACTATATGCTGGAATAGCAGTAGTTTCTTTGTTTTTTATTGTTGCAACACACCGAGAAGAAACAGTATCAGAAATAAACGCACCATGTAAACCAGCGTTTAATAGCAATGTGCGTTTAGTTGAAGCGGTTGTTGGAAAAGAATTTGTCAAAACTGAATGTAAATAATAACCATTATATGCAGTATTTGCAGACAAAATATCTAAGAACATATTGATGGCTGATGCTTGGTTTGCAAAATCATAATATTGAAATTGTGGATATTTTTGTAAAAATGTTACTAAACTTGATTTGATAGAATCATAATCAAGTTTGCCTACATTTAATGTGCTATAATCATAATTCATGTATTTGTATCCATTGTTATTGTTACTTGGTTGTTTACGCTAGATGATGTTTTCGTATAATAATCATACTTAACTACAATAGTTAAAATACCACCATTGTTGTATATTCTAGTTCTAACTTTATTTACATTTTTAACTGCATACGTTATTGCTGTGTTAATTTGATCAATAACAATATACACATTGGACAGATTACCCATTAAAAAAGTTTTAATGTTTGTCCCCAAAGAGTAATTAAAAGTATTTTCTGATCTATCTAATAATACAACATTTTTGATTTGTTGTGCTATATTATAGCTACCCCCAACCAAAGCTACATCTTGTCTGTCATTTGCAGAAGGTATGGTAGTTAAAAGAATGTCAAAATCTATTTTATCCATGTACCCATTTATTTAGGGTAATTTCTATACTTAAATTGACTCATATGGTTTGTCCTGTGCATATGGTTTGTAGAACCTGGAATTTGTCATAGTACTCAAAGATAAAATAGTAGTATGTCCACCATCATTTTTTATTACGTTTTTAGCACGCATAATATAATAGTACCCAGTTTTTACCTGACGAGCTGGTGAATCATCACTAAGTGTAGCTAATCCAGTAGGATCATCCATTTTTACATATACAATATCACCTGGGCGTTGACTCAAATCACCACCAATTGTAATTTCAATCAATTCTTTAATTGATTCTACAAAATCTTGACGTTCAATTGGTACATTAATTGGTGTATCCCAAAAAGTTGCAGATCCTAGCCGATACTTTAAGAAATTTTCAAACATATCACCATATAAAGGACAGTTACAACTAAAGGTTGCCATTGGATCGGGCCAAAAACAACCAGCCCACTCTTTACCCAATATACTATAAATGTTTACACACTCTGGATCTGGTTCACTAAAGATTAAAGTAAACCCACCAGAACCACCTGCTATACCCAAACCTGATGCGCCAGACGAACCACATATACAAAGTCCACTGGTAGAACCACTTAAACCAAAACTAGCCTCTAAGCTATAGGTATTACCAACACCTAAAGCAAGAGCAATAGTTTTAATTTCTGGAAAAAGCTCATAACATTCTTCTAATGTATATGGTGCTTCTACTTGACCTGTTGTAATTTTTGGATTTGCACAGGTATATGAATCTCTATTCGAAACAGCATTACCTGTTTGAATTTTTAATATATTTGTACCAAGAATTGTTATTTTTTTAGCCATTAGCAGATTCCATCAACTGCGTTTTCCGCAATAAAGTAATACATATATTCGTTACCTAAGTTAGGGGCTGGTGGTATACAACCCATCTCTCTTAATTTATTCACTCTAATTTTGTACATTTTTACAATATGTGAAGCTGATTCCCATTTATTGTAACCTGGACCATCTGGTAAAGCATTACTGTGAGTAAAAAGACTTCCAGTAAACCCAATGGGTTTATATGCAAATTGACCATTAGTGGTGATATTATCTTTAAAATATCCTGGTCCTCTATAATTTTTAGTATCTGTACCTGTTTCTGAACTTTCAACTTGAACTGAGGTAAATATACTATCGTTTTGTCCGTTTAGTCGTTCATTAAGATTTATAGCCCAGGTTGCCATACCAGTAAAAGAACCACCATGTTTCATTACGTCAAATCCACTATTACCTTCTATAAAACTAATATCTGGCATGCCTGTAGAACCTATACATGGACTTGTTGTCCACCCATGCATCATACTATGATATGAAGCAAAACGTTCTACGTCTGCTGTTATACCAGCAGTAAGACCAACAAAAAGCGGTCCAGGTTCTAGTTTTTTCCAAGAATATAACCAAGCATCAGCAACAGCACCAAGTTTTATAGAAGGTCCTTCAACAGCAGGACCATCACGTAATTTTCTATTATCTGGAATAAATCCTGTAATTTTAGCAAAGAACCAATCTTCTTTTGCTGCAAGATCTTCACCAATACAACATAAAACATTGGCAACAAAATTTTCTTTTTCAGTTTGTTCTAATTGTTTTCGGCGATAATTATCATAATTATTTTTATCACCCATTGCTTTATATTTGGCTTGAAGAACTTTATTTAAACTAAGAGATTCTAATAATATAGTAATTACTGTTTGAGTTATATCATCTCCACCATCTGAATATAATAAGTCTGATAATTCTTGGTAAAAATCAATTTCTTTTACGGATACAACACCACCATCTTCAGCTCTAACCAAATTTGGATGTGTTCGAGTTAGATCGTATGCAAACTGCCACATATATGGATTATCGTTAAATGGATACAAAGGTGTCTGTGGGCTTGGTTGTTGAAATGAATCACGTAAACCAAGAGGTGTAGCTTCAATATGACTTTTTACAGATTCATATGCTGCAACAGCATCAGTTGTATTAATTTTTGTATTACTTTGAGCAAAATCTGCTACATATCCATAAAATCCTCCATCGGGTAAATATGTTAAATTAGCATCTTCTATTGCCATAGTCCTCATACTATATGTAACACCACCAGCAACATTTTCAGTATATTTGGTAACTGTGGTTAAAGTACCCGTTCCCGAGTCACTTAAATAAGAACCAACTAGATTAAGAGGATTGGTAGTTGCACCCGAAATACCAAATGATGGAATTTCCATATATGATGGTGAATCTCGAATATAATAATAATTTTTATTAATAATGCTGGTAGCTGGATTTGTTACCAATACATATATTTTTTTACATTCAATCTCTTCACCGTCAACATCTTTTAAAAGACGTTGAACATCAGGTGAATCATAAACACCATAGGGTTGTATGTGATAAGGGTCAGCCGGATCAAGATCAAATTTATATAAGTCTGTCTTTAGGTCACTTCTTAAATCAAAAAATTTATAATTTAAACAGTTTGTAAAATCAGTCCAAAACATATAATAAGGTTTTAACTGATTGCTACCAAGAGGAGAACTTACAGCATATGTAAAAATATAATTTAAATATGAAATTATATTAGTTTGGTATTGTTCTTGTCTCGTTGCATCTGCTATTTTAGGTCTAAACAAAACAGCATTTTTAGGTTCAAAGTTATTTTTAATATTATTGTTTATACCACATCCCTTTAATGTTATTTCGTTACCATCAGAATCTCTTTTATTAAATAATGGCTTTGAAAAAACTGATCGATATCCATATGTTTTAATAATATGTTCTGGTGTAGTTACAAATGGATATGATATATCCCATAAAGAAGTAGGAGTTGCTGTTACTTCACCTTCAGAATCTGTTCCATAAACAATCTCATCATAAAATGATTTTCCTTGAGATTCTTGAAATAATTTATTTGTAAAATAGATAACTACAAAAGTTTGATCTATTTCAGATACAGCATTATTGGCATAAGTTATTGATGTGATACTCCATTCATATTTTTCAGAAGTAGTATCATCAAGATCACCCATAGAGACAATAATTGATTTAATTTCATTTTCTGCAATATAAGTCAATATATCACTAGTATCTCTAATAATGAGAGCACCAGTAGGAAAAATATTATTAATACTTTCTTCTAACTCTATACGTTCAAATTGACAAAATTTATTATTTTTCATCAATTCGATATCAAAATCAGAATCATCTGTTGATAAATTTGATTTTAATATAATCGATTGTATTGGTGTCGAAATAGGATTTTGCATAATTTAAATTAACTTTTTAAGAATAGTACCAAGATCACTATTATTTAAATATTTTACAGTAGAAGTAGCCTGATATGTGCTGGCATATGATTGTTGTGTAGAAATTTGAATATATTGTTCTGCCAATACTTCTTCTGCTAGTGCAGATGGTGCATCACCACTTATTACTGTTTGTATAGAATCAGCCACCTCAATTAATGGTGTTGGTGATACTATACTTGCTATATTCTTCTTCGAAAAGAAAGCCGCTGATTCAAGATATGGATATGACTTTAAGTTTCTTATAGTGCCAACACCAAAACCAGGAGGTGAATTTGCAATATAATATCCAGTAGAACCTTTACGTAAAATAACAAGATCATAGTTGCCTACAATATTATTAGGGTTTGTTAAATCAATAGTAGCAGTAGATCCAATTGTTTTAGAAATTTGTGCTTTTTTTGTATCACCAAATCCTTTTGCAACTATATTGGTTCCATAAAGATCAAAATATGTATCATAATCTTTAAATATACTTTCTGCTGCAGTAGCTCCCGAATTATAATTACCATTACCAGCTACAATGATATCATCTGGTTGTAATTCAGGATAAGCATTTGGGTTTAATTTTGTTCCACTATATTTGGCATAAAAAGCTGTATAATCTTTATTTGAATTAATAAAATCTGAAGGAGTTTCTTTGAGAAAAGTCCATGGGTTTATCTGTTCATTTGCAAACATTAAACCCCAAAAATTATTAGCATCTTTTGCATAAATATTGGCTGACAAATTACCAATAGTTTTGAATGTACCCATTTGAGTACTAGAAAAAGTAAATTCTTCGGGATCATATTCTAAACCAAAAGAAATATCAATCATACCTATAGACTTATTGTTTATAGTTGATTTAATTTTAGGAAAATTTGTAAAATATGTCATTCTGCGTCTGCTCCTAAAGCTGATACTTCTGATTTTGATAATAATTGATCACGAATTGGAGCATATGTTCCTGTTTCAAATTCTAAAAATGTAAGAGTTAATAAAGTCATCAAAGATTTTGAGTTAGGTAAAATCTTTAACACTGGATCTGAGGGATCTCCTTTATCTACTTCCATATGTTGTAAGACACATGGTAACGGATCACCCAACCAACTATTAGTTATACTGGGATCACTATCTGTGTCAGCAACATTACCGAAAGCAGATATACTCCAAATATTTTGTGGCATAGTTCTTTCGGGTAAACCTGGAACAATCTTAGGATAGGATAGATTTCGAAAAGTTGTAACAATAGCATCAACTGCGGTTGCTTCATTTGCATTTTTTGGAACAAACAAATATTTAAAAGTAAAAGTTCTACGTGCTTCGCTAGTCATAGAAGCTTCCGTAACATTGCTAAATCTTCTATAAGTATCTGTAGTAAATGTTGTTTCATAAAAAGCTGCAGCTGGCGCAGAGAGTCTCTCTAAAAACGTAGCATCTCCGTCACTACCGCTTGTATTTCTTAATCCAGCCAAACTTAAAACCGGACCTACTGGGTTGGTACCTTCTACAAACTTATGCTCCATCGTCATCTTAGGCTCACCAGTAAACGGTAAATAAATTGCCTGTATATAATTGGTGTTGATGTGAACTCTGGTTCTTTCTGTATTTATAACAGAATATTCAGCACACTTAAAAGCACACCAAAATGGTATTTCAGCAGCATAAGGTGAAAGTGGATATTGAAGAGCTGACATATAAAATTATTTAGCAGCAATATAACCTAAATATTTTAGCCCATGGCATATAAAACTACATTTACTCCTAAAAACCCTAATAAATACATAGGATATAAAAACTCCATAAAATGTAGATCTTTGTGGGAAAGAAGAGTTTGTAAATTTTTTGATGAAAGTGAAAAGATAAAAAAATGGTCATTTGAAGAAATTGAAATTCCATATGTACACCCAGTTGACAAACAGGTACATAGATATATTCCTGATTTTTTAATTCAGGTTGAACAAAATAATATAAACAAATCAATTATAGTAGAGGTAAAACCCTTAAAACAGGTTCACCTTAAAGAATCAGCATCAAGCAAAGACAAGTTAATTTTTGAAATTAATAAAGCAAAATGGAATGCAGCAGAAAAATTTTGTCAAAAACACCAAATGCAATTTCAAATTTTAACAGAAAAGGATATATTCTGTGGCTAATACCAACATCTCAATATCAGCATTAAAAGAAAAAATTACTGATTCTGGTGGTCTACAAAGAGCAAACAGATTTTTAATTAAATTTATTGGTGATAGTGTACCCGGATTTTTTACTGGTACATCAGGTAGTGATGGTGCACCGAATACATATATTGCTGAAACAGTATTACTTCCAGATATTGTAATGAATACACAAGCTGATGGTTTGGCTGGTCCAGGATTAGGGAGATCTCAGCCTAGAGGTATATCCTATAAAGATGGTGTATTGGTTACATTTCCCGTTTTTGGTAATTATAAATTACCACAGGCTTTTGATAAATGGATGAAAAACTTATATAGTGAAAATACAGGCGAGGGAGCAAAAACTTGGGTAACTGGATTTTATGATACTACAGTAAAAAATAGCCAAATGACATTAGATGTTCTTGATTTAAATGGTAAAGCTATAGCAACATATAGATTCTATGAAATTTTTCCTGTAGAGATTGCTCCTATTCAATTTTCTTCATTAAACACAAATGAATATTTAAAAATAACTGTACGTTTTGCTTTCCGAAAATACGAACTTACTTTAGAATCAGACCCCACAACATGACAGACATTGATACAATTTTAAATGATATTAAAACTGCGCAACCTGAATACAAAACAGTTTTACCTGTAAGTAGAACTGATGTCTTCTATAGCCCTTTCAAAATAAGAGATCAAAAAACCATATCTATTATTTCAGAAGAAACTCATGTTGGTAGCATATTAAAAAATATTTGTAATATTTTAAAAAGTTGCTCTAATATTAAAAATCCAGAACAGTTATATCTTGCTGACTTAGAATTTTTATTCTTACAGATAAGAGCTAAAAGCGTAGAGGAAAATATTAAATTATCATTGGATGGTCCAATTCCAGTTAATTTTGAATTAAACATATCCAATATTAAATTTAATAATGGTGTTTTGACAAAAGATATTTCAACTAACAAAAATATTACTTTAACAGTAGCACAACCAAAAGTATGTGATTACTATGAATTATCATCAATTGATGATGATAAGTTATTAACTAAAATCATCAAAGTAATAACCATTGGTAATAAAAGACATGATATCAGTTTATTCAAGTCCAGTGATATTACTACAATCTTAGATGAAATTTATTTAAGTGAAATTAAACTCTTAAAAAACTTCTTAAAAGATGGACCAAAATTAACTTACGATGTTGTTAATGGAGAAGAAATAATTGTTGTTGAGGGCTTTTTGCGTTTTTTTACCTAAGTGTGAATTATTTTAGTTTGGTTGACTATTATAAAATGGTCTTCTTACTAACAAATTCACAGAGACTGTCGGTATCTGAAATTGAAAACATGTATCCCTGGGAATACGAAATATATTTAAATATGTTACAAAGCCATCTAGAAGAAGAAAATCAAAACAAACAAGAACAATATAATTCTGATTTAATGAGATAACATGGATAAAAACAAAAAAGCAATGTTGGGAACAGATAGTAAAGAAAGTGCTATGGATAAAATTAAATTATCTGCACCACCAACTACACCAACACTTCCTACTACACCACAACCAACTAACACTATTCCAGTACTTTTAAATTCACCAAAATTACTTAACCCTACAGTACCAGCTGCTTTTAAACCCTCTGCAATAGTTCCACAGGCTGCAATGCCTCAAGCAGAAACTATTGAAAAATTAAAAGTTGATAAAAATAGACCAAAGGGAGTAGAGTTAATAAAGGCTTTAATTCCAAAAGCACCAACAGCTCCGATGATACAGGCAGAAACAAAAAAATTAAATGCAAAATCGTCAACAGCAGATAACATAAAAAATAATGAAGCTATGCTGGATGAAATGGATAAAAAAATTAAACAAATGACAGGAAAAAAACTTCAAAGAGATACATTAAAGATGTTACAGCCTGCCTTTGAAAATATTGCAACCACAGTAAACCAATCAAATAAAGATAAAGGTCCAAAAGATTATGACAGTGAACATATTACTGTTCAAAACTCACAGTCTTTATTTACTATGACCGCTAATCAAATTTCTGGCACACCATCATATAGAGTAAAATAAGAAGAGCCCCCTTTCGGGGGCTCTCTTTAGTCTTGCTTACTCTTTAGAGACTTGAAGTAGTCCAGAGTATCGGTATCTTCCGATGGAATCTGTTCTACTACTGAGTCATCCTCAACAGTCTTTTCGTTAGCCTCATCAAACTGTTCGCGGATATCATCCCCAACAGTCTTCTTGAATCGCTCCTTGACTTCGTCATATGATTTAAAGCCAGTAGGATTCACAAACTCAGCAAGAGCATACTGCTTCTTCCACAGAACCTCAAGCTTCTTGTCATCCCCACCAAACAATGGTGCTGGAGCTGAAAATTCACTTCTGTCGTAGTTTACGTAACCACCAACATTACGAATCTTGAGTTTGAAGTCTGCGCCTTCCCAGAAATTAAAGGGGTCAACGGGAGTCTCATCCTTGAATTCAGGAGACATAAGTGCCTGAACCTTCTCAAAGATCTTTGTTCCATACTTGAAGAGAAATACCTTACCTTCGTTTTCTGAATTGGATGGATCGCTGATAACCAAAATATTGCTGATATAATTAAGCTTACGCTTACGTGATCGTGCAATGTCCTTGTCCTCCTCTAATCCACTGTTCCAGAGTTCGGTATTGGCTTCGCACACTGGGCACTTTTCGCCAAATGTGGTACGGCAGTTTTCAATAAACCAGCCACCCTTGCCTTTAAAAGCATGAGTATATAGTTTAATGAATGGAACTTCTTCGGTCTCAATGGACGGAAGAAAACGAATTACAGCGTAACCATTCTTGGATGCATCAAGTCCTGGCTTCCAAAACCGATCATCCTTATAGCTTTCCTTGCTATTCAGGCTGACCAACTTCTTGCTCAAGTCCTCGATAGAATTCTTACTACGCTTCTTAAAATCTGAAAACGATCCCATATAGTGACCTTTCTCTGGGGACTACCCAGACCATGAAAATTATCAAGGACCTACCTTGATTTGTTTATTCTATCATATTTAGGGTGAATGTCAACCATCAACCGGTAACTTTTTTCCTTTAACTGCTTTCATAAGATGCAATTCTTTTGCTTCTTCTTGAATTTTTTCAATTAAAGGTTTTGTTAAAAGTTTTCCAGCAGCACCTGGTTCAATATTCATTTCTTCTGCCAATTCCAACACACAATCCATATATGATAATTTTGTTTTTTGTACTCTTTCAAGTACTTTACTTGAAAATGTTAATTTTATATTTTCGTCTAGATACATGTGGATATTATACCAGAATTTAAAAAAAATATCAATACTTATAATACCCTAAATATATGTGATTCGGAGTATCAATGGCAAATAATATTACAGTAAATATTGCATCAGGACTTACCGCCTCTCTTGCTACCAATGAAGTAGGAGGTAGTCATTTCCAGGTCTTTAAAATGGCCTATGGTAATACTGCCAGTTCTACAGTTGTCAGTAGTACTACCCCACTACCTGTCATCCTATCAGCAGGCGTTACTGCAAACATTGTTAATTTTACTACTCCTATAATTGTACAGGGAAACAGCGCAGGCGGTCCTGTAACTGTTCAAGGCACCGTAAGTATCCTTGGGGTCAGCGGAGCTCCTATAGCGATCACTGGGGGCATTCCTCTCACGTATACAAACTCCAGCATCAAGGTATATGGTTACGATGGTAACCCCTTTATTCGATCCGCTCTTGTTACTGTAGGTAACACAGCCATTGGTGTATCTGGCGACGCTCTTAAAGTTTATATTCAAGATATTAATATTACTGCTAGTATTAACCCGGTCATTTACGTACAAAATTATGGGTCTACTTCTGCTCTGAGAATTGAAGGTCTTTCTGGTGGTGTTTCACAAAATGTTACAGTAACTGGTACCGCTGGTATCAATGATACAAATATTCTAACTGGAATGACTGCCATCTATGGGTTGATGACTACCCTGAATGCAGCATTGATTGCAGCTGGTGCAGCCAGACCAGCAGTATTTACTGCAGGTAGGGTAACTGCTACAACTGGAGTTACTTGGTTGTTGGCTTCTGGTTATACTTCTGGAAGTGGTGTAAACCTGAAAGCATCGTCTGCAAACACAGATTTGATCTACATTAATGCTGATGGTGTTGCAAGTATAGGATATGAACTTGATCCTGGTCAGAATGTTTTCTTAGATGTAATTAATCTGAATAAAATTTATATTCGCGCTAAGTCATCCACACAAATAATTTCATACATGGCTAGTTAAATATGGCTGTCCCACTAACAGTAGTAAAATCAACACAATCCTTTACTTTGGAATTTGTTGGGGCAACAGCAAATCCATGTTTAACTAAAGGCATAATTAACTCGACTCCAAATGTTTTGGCTTCGGGAAATAGTTATTTCTTTAATTATTCTCACAGTAAAAATTCAAACGATTTAAAATTCTTAAAAATCTTTTTTGATACGATGTCTGTTGGTAATACCTGTGCGTTTAGCTCTGGTGTTTATGTAAACATCGATACAGGTGCAAAGACATATTGGTCCGGGCAATTTACATTACAAGGTAAAACCGGAGCATATAATGAATTTTTATATTTTTCTGGTTTAACTGGAACATCTGGATTAGCAGGTGGCATATATGATGCAAACTTATTTACAGATGCAATTCAGTTTACAACCATAAATGGTTCGACAGCAAATATTCTGTTGTCTAAGTTACCAAACAATGATCCATTAAACCTTAAATACCTTGGTTTATATGGTAGTGACTTTGGTTATGAAGAATATGTGGAAGTCGAGAAGAGTACTTTAAACGCTGCACGTATTCCAGTTAAAAATTTTACGGTCCTAAATGATGGATCAGAAGTTGTATTACTTTCACAGTCATCTACCATCACCAATGAAAATCTATACTTTCAAAATAGTTTAGTATCTACTTATATGCGAGGTATTCCAAGCATTGAAGCACTAAACTACGACGAAACTATTAATGGTGTTGTTAGGTACAACTATGTTGATCCGGGTGTATTTACTAGATTTATTGAATACCAGAATAAAAAACAATTTGAGTTACGACAGCTAACTACTTCAATTTATGACATTACAAAATCTTGGTATCAAAATACAACTTTAAAAAGTTTAAATTTATCAACCAATACACCAATAACAGCACCATTATCTTTAGAACTATTAAAAATATACCATTTAACTTACAGAAACGCAGTTGTGACTGATTTTGTTGCTTCAACTGATTTTCAAATACCATTACTATTATCTACTACATCTATAAATGAAATTTATATTGATGAAATAGTAACAAATACATTAACAATTACAGCCGGATCATTTATCCGTGATATCAATTTTAAAATTGATTTATCAGATTCTAGAAACTATGGAACAATTATCAGTGCATTTGCTGACAGAAGTTGTTCAATTCCGTTAACTGGGTTAACGTATTTACTTGGTACACCTGGAACTGAGGGTGCTGCCTTTGTATTTGCTGGTACAGAAACTAGATTGAATACAAATATATTTCTTAAATTAGAACGAGAAACTACTTCTATTCTAGAACTTATAGTTTTAGTAAATTAAATAGCAACCCAAGCATAGTTATTACCATCGTAGTAATAAGAATAATATATACCATCCTTGACCCAGATTTGTCCAATCTCTGCGTTTAACGGTGGGTTATCTGAATTAAAAATTTCAGTAGATCCAACAAAATTCCATGAATTTGTGTTTTCTAATGGTGACAAAGAAACAGGTTCTTTGGCTGCGTATAATTTTCCATGAAACATAACAACATCATTTGTGGAATACGTAGCCAAAGAACCATCAGATAGTTTCTTTTTATATTTGCCTTTAAACACGCAAATATTTATTAAAATTACTTAGTCACTTCAGTAACTGCATCTTGTTCTACAACAAGATTTGGATCAACCCAACGACCATAATATTCAATCATGTCTTCTGCAACATCAGTAGCAAACATGATTGCTGTGGTAGGAATTAATGCACCTTCTTTAATTTTTGTATAAGGTAGCCAGTTTGCTAATCCTAGCTTATATTCTTGTAAATGAATAATTTGAGCAGGGTCTTCCATGTACCAATCAGAGTTTACTTTTTTAGCTTTTGCAATAACTTCTTCACCATTCACCATCTTAAAATATTTAATTTCCATTTGTAACCTTTCGTTAATTGTATTATATCACATATCTTTTAAATTGTCAACGTTTTTTGTTTGCACATCCACAACCTGGTTTTTTGGCTTGAGATACTAATGTTTGTTTGGGTGCAAACAGTGCAATATGACCTTCCATATGTTCAGCTGAAATTTGTTGATGGTGTTTTATATTATTTTGTATTTTAGTTGCTTCTTGTTTATACCCACTTACGATTTCATCAATATATGAAAATTTAGTAAATGTCATTGTATAATAAGGAATTGTTAAAATTTTATTGAATTTTTTTCTTCTAGCCTCACAACCACAATTTCCTTTTGTTATATAAATTATAAATTTTTTAATTCCTGTTATAGATGTAAAATAATCTATTATATCACCAGAACCAATACTATGTTTATATAATTTTAGTACTCTTTTAAAACTAAAAGTAAAATTAATATATTTAATATAATTAGATGATATAGTTTCTTTTTTAGTTTCAGTATAAAGTTCGACATCCAATCCTGGGTTTGTGTTTAAACTATCTCTAGTAAATGTCTGTGTACCATCCCCAGAATATGATTCTCCTGACACAAAATGATTATTATTAAAATGCATATATTTTTCCTATTAGTAATCTGTTAACGCAACACACGTTAAATCTGAAGCAACTCCGTACATAGCAGTATTCCCGTTTTCATATTTAAGGAACCCATAAAACTTATCAATATCAGCACCAGTAGGTGTAGGATTATTTGGACATTGATTTCCATCTGCCAAATCCCATCCACCTTGAAATGCCGGAGGATCATATGTAGCACCTGTAGGTAACCATGTAGATTTTAATTCTTCATAAACTCTAAAAAGTTTAAGTGTTTGTTCATACTCATATGTTATATTATCTCCAACTAAATTATATTTTTTTAAATCATCTATATCATATTCTGCAAGAACACTATAAACTGCATTTACACTACATTGTAAATTACACCCAGCACATTGTGCCTCATAGTTTGGACATGGGCAAGCTGGACCAGTATAGCATTGTGCAGTGAATCCTGGGGGCAATCTTCCTGTATATGGACCAAATTCTACTAAAGGTCCTAAATAATTTGATGCACCAGCTTGGAAGTATAAAGTTTTGTCAAATAGTGCAATCGAACTACTGAGATAACCATTGCTATGTGTTGGGACACCAGTATCACCAGTATCTCTACATGCTGCACCAGGATTATATATCCATCCACCTGGACCCAACAAATTAGCTCCAGCATTTACATCTTTGCAACCAGAACATGTTGGACATGTATTGTTAGGATCACAATTATCAGTTGAATTACACGAACAAGTTTGGCAAGCGGATGATCCACGACTACCAATATTTATAGAAGATGAAAAATCTTGTTTTAATTTTTCCAAAAGATGCCCACCAACATAAACAGTTGGGTATTGCATATAATAATCTATTTGATAAGCAGGTATGATACAATCCTCTGGAGTCATTGTAAAATTCATATACGTAGCTGAAGTTGAACCTGGGTTCTCTTGAGAACGATCTGTGCCCCAATTATATGATCTATATTTTAAGGGTGCATTTTTTACTTCATATAAACCAGTAGTAGAATTATACCCATAATAAAAACATTTTTTTGCATAATAAAAGTAAGTTATATTTGTATCAACTACACCACAACAACCAACACTTGTTTTTCCAAAATATTTATGAGATTGAACAAAAAAATCTTTATTTGAAGAAAAACCAGATCTACCATAAATACCATCTTTAAAACACATAACACCAACTCCAATAAAAGAATTTGGAGCACCACAATCATACTTATAATAAGTTTCTGATTCTGGTGGACATCCACATGGATCTTCACAGTCACATCTATATCCACTACCAAATGCTGTGCGGGATGGACTGTACGCAAATGCACTGGGTAGACCATCACCCATCCAACATATATCACCTTGTCCAGAATAACACCCACCAATCATACCACTTAATTGGTTATTTGCATCTGCTGTTGTTTGATCTGCAGTACCTACACCTGTACCATAGTCATTAGTACTCATACCATCATTTCCAACAGAATCTCTCATAAGACCGCATCCACTTCCATCATCTAGTGGATCACGTGTATGCAATGGAGTAACTTGTTGATATCTTCTGCTATTTGGTTTCATCCAATAATACTTGGGGTGACCAGTATAACATAAATTAGCCTCACCTTTTTTCCAATAAATACTGCATTTATCTGGTTGTATTACTTCATTATCTTGTTCTTGTGCACCAAGTTGGTTACATGATCTACCAAATAGCCATTTGGAAATATCCCAGTGCCCTTTGACACATCTAAAGAAAGCTTGACTTTGAAAATATAGAGGAAGATTAAGAGTACTATAAAATTGTAATAAATTATGTCCTGTATATGTATTAAATGAACGCTGATTCCATGTATTAATTCTGAATCCACTATTAACAATACCAATCGCATGACCATAACTCAGAGCAGCATCTTCAAAGTCATATTCGGTATATGGTAATTTATCAACACCAAAATCATATGAACCTTGTGAATTACGCGAAGGTCTTGTAAAAATATCTAAGAATTTTTGAACATTATTTTGTCTTCTATGTAACACACCAAAAGAATTAACACCAGCTATAATTTTCTCAATATAGTCATAAGATTTAGTGTCAGACCCGGTTAATCCAGAAATTGCAGTATTATTTAAAGCTGAAACCATTTCTGAATGTCCCCAGATAATTACATTAACTGGTGTGTCTGATCCTGTTACAGCAATACTATAATCTGGTCCACCATCTACATCAAAGATGTTAACAGATGCTATAGTTTTGTTTGCAGTAGTATAAACAAGTTTATCATCAGCTTCGCCAACGCAACCAAAAGTAAGTCCACCTAATGACCATCTATCTGGGCCAATAAGATTAGTAGGAACAAATGCTGAAATAGGATTTATTCCAGTATTACCTGTTAAATCTTGTTGATTTGGTCCAAGAACATTACCAGACTGATCTATTTTAACATACTTTCCCCAAACCTTTAAATTTTGATCAGACGAAACAGCAATACTATGATATTGTCCTGCTCCAACTTTGGTATAAAAAGGTCTTTCCGGTGCAGTTATACCACCAGCATAATAAAATGGTATTCCTGGTCTATTTGGATCTAAATCTTCATAATTATTAACAGAATACAAATAACATCTAATATCACATTTTAAATTGGGTTGGGATTGTTGTCCAATACAATGTTTTGATTTCCATTCACTAAGACTAGCTGGGTTCCATTCAATATCTTTAAAATAACCAGGTACAGGCATGTTTTCAATATATGTGAAATCAGGTTCAACTGAAACTGCTATTGGTGCTTTACCATATGATGCTTGATCATATGTATTATCACTTTCTGGAGTTACAAATAAACATCCATCACCAGTAATAGCAACACAATGTTTTGCTCCTGCTGCTACATCTACCCATAATCTATATCTATTTTTTAAAGGCATTGTATTACTAACGCCTGCTGGTACAATATTAGTATCATTAGAAGAAGGGCAATAGTATAAGTCGCCTGGGGGATTATAAAAAACACCATACTGATTATCTGGTCCCCATGTTTTTAAAGCAAAGGTATTATCATTAACACCATATCCGTAACCAGGGCAGCTAGGGTAAACTCCCCAACGACCAAAACTTGGATCTTGTCTGTATATACCACCATAGTTTGGATCAGAAGGACCACTGGCAACCCATTGAACACCACAATTAGAATCTAATTTTCTATTTGTATTGTTGCTAGTTTCATTACCAATATGAATTCCCAAAGGATATTGTTCGTAATTGACCAAAGCTACGGCAAATTTACCTTTAGAAGAAATTTTTTCTATACTTCCACCAGCCATATCTGCTGGATTTTCTTGAAGGTCTTGACGATAACTTAAATGTAATGGTACACAACCAAGAGATGATCTAAAATTATTTGTATCGGTGTCTGTAATACAATCAGGAATAGAATTATTTCCTGTAATTTGAACTTTTCCATTTACGGTAATTGCAAAATTAGTGCCAAGATCATTTGTGTGAACAGAAGAGTACACTAAATTAATATTTGATTGAATATTAAGTGGAGATGGATTATAATCACTACAGCCATTATTGTCACATCCCCATGCTGTTAATCCAGATGAAATTGGTGTCGGTACTAATTTAACTCTTCTTGGTCCCAAGAACATTGGACCCGGAAGTTCTGTTCTTCTAGCTAATATTTCTGGATTAATCATCCTTTTAATAACTTTAGCAGTTACATAGGGTTTCATAGCAGCCCAATCAGGGATATTATTGTTACCAATATCAAAACCAATTAGACGCTTTAAAAAACTTATCATATAATAATAACCATCAGATCCACCAATTTGTGTTTTAATAAAATTATTTGGAAAAACAACAACAGGTTCATTATCAATAGTTGTAATGGTAATCTGATCTAATATTTCAATCAATTCATCAGCAATATCTTTAGCGTGATCTTTAACACTAATAATATTATATCTAATCATTTCGGTAAGACATGTTTTTACATATTCATACATTGAAACATCTACAGGTTCTACATATGGTTCATTTACAGTAGGTGGCTTAATAATATTATTATAAAAATACAAATAATATTGTTCTAAAAATTTAGCTCCATTAAATGTTGCACCATCAATTAAAATATTTTTTTCTTTTGATACTTGTTCAAAGTTATAAAGATCTGCAAAGAATATAGGAATACCAGATGAACCGTACATAACAGTTCGTGGGGTGTAGCGTTGAATTTGCCAACGCATAGCAGCTCGTGGTTCATAATTAAAACTACAAGGTTTTACAAATCCAGCATATGGTCTCTCATAAGGTATTAATAAAATTAAAGCATGATTCATTAACAGAGGTGGTTGTGGAGAAAATGGTGCTTTACTATGGTATGCCCATGACTCAAAATGATGTTCTAAAGATACAATTCCAACTAATTTATTATATAAAGAATCTTTTTTATTATATATTTTGGTAAAACGTAATGCAGTCCATTTTTTACCATCTTCTAATATAGAAGCAGATTTATAAGTTGCACCTAAAGTTTCTTGTTCAGTTGGGTTATCTGAACCATAATGAAAAATATCAAACGCCAAAGTATAAAGCGAAATAGATATTCTACTTAAATATGGAGAAATACCACGACTAAAACAACTAGTATTATAATTTGGATTATATGCTGGTGGGTCTATACCCCTAACTTCAGTACAACCAATTCCTAAAGCTTGTATACTATAACCCCAACCACTTGCTTTTGGGTAATTTAAAAACTTACCACGTTTTGTATTAAAACGTTGTATTTCTTCTTTGCAACTTTGAAATCCAGTACCCTGAGTAGTAAAACAAGTACAACACCCTAATTCTGATATTCTTACTTTTGGTAAAAATGGATTTTTTCCTGCAATATATCCACCAAAAAATTGTCGCTTTGAAATATTAATACGTCTCTGTAATGTATCATACACTCCTCCACTTAAATGCGGAAAATTGGTACACTGACAAGGATAACTATTATAGTCTCTTGAACATCCATCATCAAAATTATCAAATGCGTTCTTACAAGATGGGTGAAAATCACTTTGTGCTCCGTCAAATTCATTCACTCTTCCAAAGAAATAATCACACGATTTTATTCCTTTTGGGTTTATATACCCAGGGCATTGACTTGGTGTTCTATTGTAATTAAAAATATATTCTGGTGGATACCAAATAAAATTACATGATGAATATCTATAGATAAAATAGATAGGGGGTGCTGCTGGGTTACCACCACTGAATACACATTTAGTACATGGAGTTTGACCAGTTGGTAATCTAAGATTATTACCATAAGCATCCGCACTAAGAGTTTTTACTAAATTTGTAACATCTTTTGTTCCAGAATACACTTCTGTGGTATCTAATTCTGGATCTAGTGCTAACATATTATCTTTATAATTAACATTACTCAATAACAGTTCACTATTTGTTATTTGTTGTTTTGTACCACCATATATTGGATCACAAAAATTAATACATTCTTCTGAACAGTTTTCACAAATATTAGTATTTTTATTTTGACAATTTATACTGCTATTATCAACACAATCAATATCAATATTGTTATCCTGTAAACATTTTTTGCATCTACTTAAAAATTCTAAAGCAGTTTTAAATTTGGTATTGTTAAAATTACCTGGTATATTATTTTCTAATACTTGTTTTTCTGTTGCTTTTAATTTTTTATTTTTACTAACATCTAGTGTATTCAAATATGATAAAGAAGCTACATTATAATTACCTTCATACGCAGCAGAATTTTTAAAAAATTTCTTTACAAAAGTTTTAAAAACAGATGGTACGTTATTTGGTGTTTGTTTTTCTAGTCCTGTCCCAGCATTTTGACAGGGTCCAACTCCAGGACATGGTGCGCCTCCAGGTGGTATACATCCTGGACCACTACTAGAACCAAAAACTTGACATTGGCATGTACCAGAACACCCCCGTGGATCATTATCCGGAGTATCTATACAACAACATGGTGCACAAACTGCTGGAGTATTTTTACCATCTGGATCATACTTAAACCTATTACCATAATCATGAAATGGAGTATTATTGGAACCCGGATCGGGAGAACCACATTTACATCCATCACGAGAACATGTTCTACAACATTTTGGACAACCATCTAAGCCGCCACCACCACCCGGACCACCACCACCACTTGTAGGTGCTACTATTGAATATTCTCTCCCCTTTGACTGAGATCCCGGGCGATTAATTTTTAATACAATTAAATCCTGATCAGATACTGGGCATGCGCTATCTAATTCAGTATCAAATAAAGTTACGAATTGATCTTTTAAAATTGGGTCACAGCATGTATTTGAAGTCGTACAACAACATTTTCTTGATATCATAAATTAATCACCTGTTACATCTATTTAGGTGCCCAAATAAAAAACCACCCCATTGCTGGAGTGGTTTTTGAAAGGCTAAACTTTTTTGAAAGTTTAGCGGGAACGCGTATTTTGCAGACGGTAGAAGGTACGACCCTTCTTAGTCTCACGAACCACGTCCATACGATGACCGAAGGTGTCAAATGCTTCACGAAGATCGCTCATCGTAGCACGGACATTTCGAATCTTGAACATGGATCGTGCCTTGCCCTCAGTCAGAGTATTTCCCCGTGACATATAGTTGCAAACACGCTGAATCTTAGTCGGACGCTTGATATTAGTAACATTCATAGTAGTAACCTTTCTATATTGCATATTATAATACAAATTAAGGGTATTGTCAAGCCCCTATTTTAATAAAAAAAATATTGTCTTTTAGGGCATTTTTATTCATAAATAGTTCTAACGGAGGCTCCTACGCCATGACTCACAAACACCGTCAGTTTGTCTCCCATGTACGTAAACATTTAAAACTTTACAATGGAAAATTGGTCATAGGACGCGGTAAAGCGATAAATGTTGAAGGTAGCCGTTGTTCCGGGTGTTTTGATGACAATAACATAATAATTTCTGTAGCTAGAAAAGCACCAAATTTTTTAGATGTTCTATTACACGAATATTGCCATTTTTTACAATGGATTCAAAAATCAAAAATTTACAATACAGCCGATAGACATTGTTCTATTGTAGTTGATTGGTTTGGTGGAAAAGAATATTCAGTTAAAACTATAAAAAAAGCATTTTACTGGGTTCGTAAAATGGAACGTGAATGCGAACAATTTGCTGTAAAATTAATACATAAGTATGATCTTCCGATTGATAAAAAGAAGTATATCAAGCAAGCAAATTGCTATATCTATACCCATTTTATAATGGAAGAGACACGCAAATTTTGGATGTTCAAAAAGAACCCTTATAAGAATAAAGCAGTGCAAAAAACCATGCCTTCAAATTTTAAGGCACAGAGTCATAGCACGCTACCTAAGAATGTTAGAACAGCCTTATTACGCTGCGTCTAATTTTCTTATTTCTTCCCATCTATCTTCTTGAGGAAAATAACCTTTGTGGATAAGTTCGGTGATGAAATCATCCATCATCCCTAAAACTTCCTTATCCACAGGGCATATTTGCTCCCCGTTCAGATCAATGGGGCCCGTGCCAGATTTAAGTCCATCACAAACTGCTAGATCGCATTGTTTCACAAGGTCATCTGTATATTCAAGTAGACTAGCTACTTGGTAAAATAGATCCTTACGAGAAGGATCTATTTCTTTGCGAGCCAACAAACGGATTTCGTAGGTTAGTTCTGTTATTTTCATATCAGGCGAAGCGGATACTTTGTATACTGAAAAACAGCAAGTATCTCATCGATAATATTTAGTAACTTTATGTCATTTTCTGACAAATTTATTATAATATTTACTGAAGAAGATCTTCATAAAGTTGTCTACAATGCCGTCTAGATCCTTGTAGACGTGTCCCAAGGGTTTATACTCAGAACAGGGCTTTCTTTACCACCAAAGCAGTCTCAATCGATTCTCCACCAATTGCCTGATTAGGATTCGAACCTAAACAAAAACCTTCAAAGGGTTCGGTGCTACCGTTACACCATCAAGCAAAAAAGCCCCAAATTTTTATACTCCGAGGCCCAGAGTTTGTGTGATTTTGGAACAATAAGAATTCATCAAAATTCCACTAGCAGTACCAACATTAATACTTCGCACAGAACCGTACTGTGGAATATACAAAATATCATTACAGATATTTAAAATTTCTGTTGGTACACCAATTTGTTCTTGTCCAAAAATCATTATGTAATGAATATTTGGATCAAAATCATAAGTACTTACATCCTTAGCAGTAGGAACATTATCAATTCCTATGAGTCGGATCTGTCCTCCGGTGTCACATGATTTGGATTCAATAAACGATCCAAAATCATCAATAGTTCGTACATGACGAAAATTGGTATAATGATGAGTGCCAACAGTGCCGCGCCTATCATATTTTTTGTTGCCATAGATAATTACTTCTTTCGCCAAAAACGCATTAGCGTTGCGTATAACGGTGGCAATATTAAAATCATTGCCAATATTACAACAGACAACTGAATAATTAAAACGCTTATCGTCCAAATCGGATAATATCGCATCATGTTCCCAATAATGGTAATGATCAATTATGTTACGTGTTTCCATTGGTTAATCCTCTAATTTAAGAATTCCGTCATCACTTGTGTAATAGATGTCATGAAAAATATCAGCACACCATTTGTGACATATTAGGCATGGTTTAGCATTTCTATAAACACCAAACCTATTAAATCTAAAATTAAGAAGAACTAATTTTTTATCACGATAACTTCTTGGGATTTTTCTGAATGCATCTAACTCAGAATGCATCTCAGGATACCTATACCCAAGTTTTACACTTTGTGGATGAGTCTTATACTCATTCTGACCAATAGCAACAATTTCTTTTTTGTACAAAATAATAGAAATATGTTTCTTTTGTCTTTCCATTGCCATTGATATAGGTTTGGCAATAGGAACATAAAGTTTAGTTATCGTGTTTATATCCAATTTAATCCATCGTCAACTTTAACTTCGAAGACTTCGAAGGAGCAACGATTCCTTTGTTAAGATTAGCATCATATTGATTCTTCAGTGCAGCTACTGGGCTTACATGAAAAACAATAAATGATTTTGGAATAGTAACACCTTGGGAAATATCCGTATACATCATCCAAGGCATCATACCAATTTGCCCCTGTTCCATTGGAATTAAAACTGCTGGGTCTTTAAAGACATAGCCTGTTTCGGTTTCTTCGTATCGAGTCAAAATTTCTTCGCCTGAGTTTAGTCTAAATAGTTGAACGTTCATTGTATGTTTCCTTTGTCATATTATACCATGAACTGCAACAAAGTCAAAGGTTAATATATGCTAAGATTTAAACAATTTTTGCTTGAAGATACTGGCGAAGTAAAACAACCAGCTAAGACATATCATGAAAAATTTTATAGTAAATTAGAAAAAGAATTTGGAAAAGAATATCCAATAATTATAGGTGCAGCAGAACGCAATGGTATTAACAAAGAAGATTATGATGGTATAGCAATGTTAGGTGCAATACGACGAGCAGAAAATGGTAGACAGGGTCGAGAATTTGGGGTATTATCGCCAAAAGCAATGGGACAACCAGGAGATACTCCTGAAATGTCTTTAGATCGTCAGGCTGGTTGGGCTGCGGCTTCTATTTTGTCAAATAGAAAACGTTACGAAGCATCTGATAAAAAAGTACCCTTTGAAGATTTTATGGGAGCCCGATGGGCACCACCAAATGTTGCAAACGATCCAACTAATTTAAACCAAAATTGGGCTGGTAATGTTAAAAAGTTTAAAAGCGGATTTTTAAATTGTGAAGATGGAGTATGTACACCAGTAACAGAACCCAAGCCTGTTGCACAAACTCCTATTAAACCAATAGAACCACCAAAAGTAGAACCAGTAGTAACTCCAAAAGTTACACCAATTCAAGACCCCAATAGTCCAATTATTCCACCATTATTAAACGAGCCACCTAAACAGAAAGGGAAGCGACGGTAAACCACATAGGTTCATTTCCTAACTTCCACTTAGCAAATTTAGCTTTCTCTCCAAGATAATACGCACGGTATGCGGTTACCCCATCAACGTTCTTGTATTGTTCTGGCATTGCTTGTGCAAAGTCAGTACAAATAGTATTTGGGAGATTGCTTGGTGCATTTTTAGTAAACCAATATGCCATATCAGTAGATTTATGGATTTTACCATAATAACGACTACTATATTCATTTGTTAATTCAAATGTGTGATTTGCTAACCAATAATAATTTGATTTAGATGCTCTTGCCCAAATAGTACATGGGTGATTATGAAAACATGGTTTGTACAATTTTATTTTATTATCTTGTACAATATCCAAAGAATGAACTGTTGAAAGCATTTGACAACCTTCAAGAATCATTTTTACGACGTGTTTGTCACACATCATTTGAGCAGCAATAAGAGGATCTTTATCTAAAGCAAAAATATTCATATTTCATTCTCTTCAAAAATATTGTTGATAGTACGATTCACTTTCACCATTGTACCATTGATGTATAAAGAAGGCAAATCAAAAGCACCAACATAAGAACAAGCCGAGCGCAAACCACCAAGAATTTCTTGTATCGTATTGTATACAGGTCCACGGTAAGGAACCTCCACTGTACGTCCCTCTGACGCACGATATGTGGACAGCCCACCATTGTATTTTTCATTTGCAGTTTTGCTGCTCATGCCGTAATGCAACATCGTAAGCTGTCCATGCTCTTTATGACGAATTTCACCGCCACACTCGTCATGTCCGGCAAACATCCCACCAATCATAACAAATGCAGCACCAGCAACAAAAGATTTTGCAATATCTCCGGAGTGTACTATTCCACCATCAGCAACGATCCCAATATCTAATGCTGCTGCGGTTTCTGCACACTCCATTACTGCGGACAATTGTGGGTAACCCACTCCCGCTATTCTCCGTGTCAGACACATTGACCCGGCACCTATTCCCACTTTCACTAAGTCTGCACCAGCATGCGACAAGGCTTCCACTCCGTCTGGTGTCACTACGTTCCCTGCTACAATTATCGACTTCGGACATTTCTCTCTTACCTTTCTAACAAAAGAATGAAACTCTTTCATATACCCATTTGCTACATCTAAGCAAATAAACGTTGGATCATTTGTATGTGGAGTATCAACCCACAATTTACTTTGTGCATCTAGTCCTAAACTCAAAGCAACATATTGTTCTTTATCAGGATACTGTGATACAAAAGATTCGTAATAATCAAAACCTTTTTTTAAACATGTTACAATTTTATGTTCTGAAAGAGATAAAGCCATCTTATGTGTACCGATGGTAGACATATTTGTTGCCATAATTGGAATACCATTCCAAACTCTACCACATTTAAAAGTTGTTGAAACTTCTAACTTCACATCATTTCTAGATTTTACATCAGAAAGTCTTGGTACAATCAGAACATCAGAGTAATCAAGTTTTGGTTCGTAATTTACGATCATGCGTATATTTTACCACACTATAACACAAACGTCAATGTTATTTGACGCTGTTTTCAATTCTTTGTATTATATGGGTAAGATTCAACATTTCGGTGGCTAACTCTTTGGATGTCATTTTATCCAATAAGTATGCTTCATAATTTTTGATTAAGAGTTTAGCTTCTCTTAATAGAAGAGCATTTAGATGACGTTCAGTTTTTAAATCTTTAAAGTCTTCCATTACTGATATTTATTCTAAATCATCTGTGTCATCTCGTGTCATCGAAAGAAGGTTGTCTGGGTAGAAAGAACTCCACTTTTGTTTGACTGTGCTCCATAATAAAATACGACCATCACCTAATGGACTAAATCCTGCTTGTCTTACATGTTCTTCGCCGTTAACAATACCTTCTTTTAGCGATCCCATTATGATAGCAACCTGACCATTTACTTTCATAACCAGAAAAGAAACAATACCATCTAATAGTTCTTCAATAATTTGATTTGGGTTTATAAAGTCTGCAATGTAAAGTTTGCCTTCTTTGGCAATTTTTACGGAAACATATTTGTCACTTAATGGATTAAATCCTTTTGGATATAATTGATCATCCATCTCCAAGTATACAGATAAACTTCCATATCTTTTAGAAAAATACGAAGAATACAATATATCATTCTCCATAACATTTTTTAAATTATCTTTACGTTGTTCTGCTAAACCGTAAGTTTCAATTTCTTTATTTTCGTAAACATTATAACCAAATGAACTTTCATCAAAACCAAATTCTTTTTGGGCTTTTAATGCATTGCGTTGAGCATCGATACTAGCCATTGCATCACGAACACTTGCACGTGGATCTCTCACGACATCCATGTCATCTGTACCGTTTTCTACAATTTCATAATCGTCAGCCATTATGCTACCTCAAATTTAGCCAACCCATGTTTGATTTCCATTTGCTTTATATCAATATTTTTATTTTTTAATTCTTTTAAAATAGCAAAACACATTTCATTTGGTGTAAAAATATACACATCATGAAATGGTTGCATTTTTAAATTTTTAATTTTAGTTACAAATGCCTGATAATCAAAATTATCTGATGATGGCATTAAATTAAAGATAGTTTCTCTAGAAGAAACTTTTTCTATTACTTTCACATATGTATTTATACAATCAACCTAAAAGATTTTTTAAGATTGAGGTAACATAATAGTGAGTAGAATCTGTCATACTATCAAACGGCGGATCTTCTTTTTGTTTTTTCTTTAAATTTTCTCTTTGGATGTCCTTAGCTATTTTTAATTGTTCTGGTGTAAGACCATCTGGATCTTTGCGTTTAGCTTTATTTACTGGTGTCGGCGAAGCAGGTTTTGCTAAAGCTATTTTAGAAGCATTACGTTCTTTAGATGCAGCTGCATCTCTTGCTCTATTAGCAGCCATTCTTGTTGCTAGCCCAGCTTCAGCAGCTTTACGTTTTTCTTCTTCGGTTCTTTCGTCACGTACACGAACTGGTGCTTTTGTTTTAGCCTTTGGTTCAACTTTAGGTTCAACTTTAGGTTCAACTTTTGATCTAGCTTTTGTTTTAGCCTTTGGTTCAACTTTAGGTTCAACTTTAGGTTCAACTTTAGGTTCAACTTTAGGTTCAACTTTTGATCTAGCTTTTGTTTTAGCCTTTGGTTCAACTTTAGGTTCAACTTTAGGTTCAACTTTTGATCTAGCTTTTGTTTTAGCCTTTGGTTCAACTTTAGGTTCAACTTTAGGTTCAACTTTTGTATCTTTAACTTTATCAAATAAACCAGGTGTTACGTCAGGCAATGATTTAGATGATGTTTTATCTGTTGCTTTGCCTTTAAGCATATCAGCCATAGCTGCGGCAGCATCAGCCGCTGGACTTGGTGCCCTTGGTTCACTTGAAGTTTCAGGTGAAACAGGAGGTGTGGCAGGAGTTGGAGTAAATGTAGGTGAGGCTTTTGGTAATTTACTTTGTGCTATTTGTCTTCTAAGACGCAATGCCAACAATGCAGCAGCTGTTTTAGATCTTTCAGTTTTGGTTTTAAGAAGATCTGCTTGAGTTTTGGCTGCTAATGCTGAAGTTCTATTTGCATCAGCCAATGCTGCACGTTCATCATTATTTTTTTTGTACTCTAGTTTTTTGTCTTCACGGGCTGCATCTGTTGTATCTCTTGCTGTTTGTCTTTCCCCTGCTTTAGCTGCAGCATCAGCCGCTGTTTGTGCCAAACGTTCATCTCTAGTAAGAGCAGATGTTTCAAGTTTATCTTGTCTTTCGGCGTGTGCTTTATCTAACGCAGCTTGACGTGCTGTCGCAGCAGCAGCCGCAGCAGCTTTACTTGTGCCAACAGTTTTACCTACCTCACCATAGGTAGAAATAATACCCTGAACTTTTTCATCTCTACGAGTTTCATAACTAGCTTCTTGTTCTCGTCTCTCTTTTTTTCTTGCAGCGATACGTGCAATCTTTGCACTTTTATCAACTGGAACAGGAGCCGGAGCAGGAACTGGAGTTGGAGCTGGGACTGTTGTAGCTTCAGCATCAGATTTCTTTTTTGCTCTATTGGCAAGAAAGTTTCTAAAACTTCCAATTCCCTTTGCTGCCAAATATCCACCAGCAGCAAGACCAACAGCTGCTACAGGTAACATTGCACCAAATGCAGAAATATCAGCTTCCTGTAAATTTTTATTATTATTCATATAACTCTTATGGTGTCGGTGGAGGTGTATAACCAGCTGCTCCTAATGTGGCTGCAGCTTTAATTCTGGCAGCATCTAATGCTGCATCATTTCTTTGTTTAGCTAATTTCTCTGCGTGTTTTCTGTTGCTTCCACGTGCACGTCTACTAGCTTTTCTGTTTGCATCAGCTTCTTCTGCTTGTTGTTTTAATGCAGCAGCTCTATGTTCTCCCGCAGCTTTTCGATCTTCGATACTCGATAAAATATTTTGTTTGTCTAAAGCTGCTCTATCAGCCTCATCAGCAGCTTTCTTATTTGCTGCTTTATTTGCATCATAAATTTGTTTTGCTTTAAAGCCAGCGACACCAGCAATCAAAGCTCCACCAATAATAGTCCCAAGAAGTTCATTAATGGGTTGTTTATTATTAAAGACAATATCACCATTATTATTCAGTTCAATTTTTGATTCGTTTAAGTGAACTTGCTTCAGGGCATTAGCAAAAATTTCTCTGTCATGTCTTTTGTCACTCATAGAATTATTTAGATATTTTACTTGACAAAGATTTGAAGAGTTCTTATAATATACTCTAGAACAATCTCTAAAGAAACTTTAAAAAACTATTTAAAAGAATATCTCTAAAGGTTCTTTAAAGTAACTTAGAGTACTGCAATATCTTTTCAGAACAAATTTTCACTTTTTCGCTTTTGCCTATTTTTTAAAATTTTGCCAGATTTTTATCGTAATTTAATTGATTTACGTATCAACGACACCACGTCTGAAATTTTGTCATCACTCATTGGCTGTGATTCGCCTGAAAGAGCAGCATTTAATGCTCTGGCATTGAGTGTATTCTTGTTTGCTGAATCCTTTAAAGAATTACGAGACATGTCAATACTTGCTCGTAAGTCTGGATTATTTTTTAAATTATCTGCAAAATCTTCTCTGGCCTGAGCTTCTACATTTTTTCTTGCTGCTCGTAAAGATTGCTTTGTGGCTTCTTTCTTTCTATCACCTCTGTTACCAGATTTAATAGCGTTTTTCAGCCCAGCTTCGTTTAATAAAAAGTTTAAGAAGGTATCCATGTATCTATTTATTCTAAATAAATTTATGGACATGAAAGCTTTCCGTGCAGACCTGCAACAAAAATCGTTTAACGCTCGTAAGACCAATAACTACGAGGATCGTCTCAATGTTACCTATAATGGAATGTTGAATCAAAACTCTGAAGAACACCACAAAGCAGTATCAGAAAATTTAGAAAAATCTGTAAATTTTCTAAATGGTGTTCTACATGCAGCTGAGTACCATTCAATTAATGTTGGTATGCAAAATGCACTTAGAGGCAGAAGTAATCTATACGAAAGAGAAGCAACTCCAGTACCACCAGATCAATTTATTGGACCACCAGCTCCAATCGAATTTGGTTTTACGAGACCGGAACCGGGCGATATTGACCCACCGAGAAAAATGCCTCAATATTACAACCCAAACCCAGCTCCTGAGACCGCATCTCCTGGAGATACTTATGTATCTCCAGAAGGTTATGTTTATGTATGGGTCAATGGTCAATGGAGATATACTGGTAACTCTCCAACACCTAATTGAGCCAGTAAAT